TATTTAACTGACTATTATTATCATAGTCATACATTTGTATATTTGTTAAATCTGTATCTTCACCACGAGTAAAGTAAGCACGACTTGAACCATCTTCGTCAAGTGCTATTTCATATAATATAACTAAACCTGATTCTTCTTCAAGAGATTGTAGCTCTTTAATTGCAATTTTTTCCGTCATGCTTCGTAAACTCTTCTAAATTTTGCTGAAAGTGAATAATATTCATCATATGCCCATGATTGACTCCAGCTATCACACACGCATTTAATTGTTTCTGTACTTGATCCTGCATTACTATCTTCTATATCAAATCGAAACTTAGTAACTCCTCCAAGACTTTCGAAAAAAGCTACAAGATCGTCTATTTCTGCTTTTGGTCTTGTAGAAAAACTAACATTTAGTTCTTGTTGTAAATTGTTTATTCCGTCTGCAAGTCTTTGTTCATATCCATCGCCAAAAGATATTGTATGTGTTTTAGGAGTATTTGACCTAGTAAAGCCTTTATCAGGTTGCACTGGTGCACTAAACCCTGTTATATTTGATCCATTATTTTGCATTATTCCAAAAGCCATTTATTAACCTCCACCTAAAACGCCGCCAGGACGCTGTTCTCTTTGTAATGTTTCCATAACTGCTGCTTGAATTGCTATACCTAGTGCTTTTCCTTTTTCACCATCCATTGTAGTAGAACTATTTCCTGCTGCATCAACATTAATTGTTACATTATTTGTACCACCTGCTCCACCTGACATTTCTACTGGTATACTTCTTCCGTTTGGAAGAGGTACTACAGCTTCTGTTCCGTGTAACATTGCAGGATAGCCAGAATTTGGTCCTGTTGCAACACCTCCGTCTGCATATGCTCTATACCCAGGAGATCTCATTATGCCGCCCTCTCTTGCGGGAGTTCCCATAAATGCTCCGAATCCAGGAAAGAAAGAACCCATTATTCTCATAGCCATCATTTGTGCTAGAATTTGGGCAAGTTGTTGTAAAACTGCTTGTGCCATTGATTTAAATGCGTCTTTTAAAGTCATTGTTCCTTGTATCAAACCATTAATTGCTGACTGCATTGAAGTTGCAAATGTATCAACAAGTTGATCTTTTGCAGCAACTGTTTCATTTGCTAATCTTTTTGCTAATGTTAGTTGACTTCTCATTAAATTTAGCTCTGCATCTTTTTGTGCTATAAAGGCTGCATTTTCTTCAAGTCCTTTAGCTGCTAATTCATCTCGTAATACTCTATTTTGAGTCATTTGAAGTTCAATATCTCTAACTTTTTGAGTTTTTTGCATTTGAAGTTGAAGTAATTTTGGCATGCCAGCAACAGCTTGATTATATTTAGTTTGTTGTTTAGTCCTATCTGTAAGAAGTCCCATTTCTACATCATGCAATCTTTTTGCTTCTGCTTGAACGGCTGCTCCAATATTGCTAAGAACTTTTTGTCCTACCTTTAGCTGGCTTCCTGATAGAATGGCAAATACAGAATCTAAAGGTTTCATTGCCTCCTTTAAAGCATCCTCTCCAATAAAAGTTTTTATACTTTCTAAATCATTACTACCAATTACTGACTCAAAAGTTCCACCTAAATCTTTAAAATCTTTTAAACCTTTTTCTCCTCCTAAAGTGGAGAGAGCTTCTCCATAATCTTTTATACTTTTAGTAATAGTGGTTAATCCGGTAGTTGGAGATTTTAATTTTGATAATGCTTTTGAAAATTCTTGAGTAGCGTCTGATAAAAGACGAGAAGTAACTGAATATTTTTCTAGTGTTTTTTGCGCAATAGTTCCTTCTTCAGATAATTTAGCTAATGCATTTGCGGTAGCATTAAATCCTTCTTCGCTTATTCCAAGCAGTCCATTATTTTCTTCTAATGTATTATTAAATGTGTCAATGAAGCCTTGTATTTCTTTATAAGCTTCACTTCCTTCTTGTAACTTTTCTTGTTGTAGTTTTAATGAACTTATAGTTTCATTTAATATTGTTTTTTGATTTGCTTGTAATTTTTGATACTGCATTTCGTTTTGTGAGCCTTTTGCTGCAAACATAGTTGTAGTATCACTAAAAGATCCAAATCCTCCGGCAGCGCCTCTAAAAGAAAAATTAGAAAAAAGATTTGCTTGTTGATTAATTCCTGCTAGAAGCGTTTTTTGTGTTTTTAAGTTTTTATTTAATCTACTTAGTTCTTTATTTTGTTCTTTTAAAGATCTTGCAACACTTAGAGATCTTTCTTCAAAAGCTACTACTGCAGGATCTTTGAATTTTTCTAATAATTGACTTATGATTCCAATTGCAGAAACGAATAATCCAATCCAACCTAAGGCTCCTACTGCTTTTGTTAATCCTCTTCCCAGGAGTTTCATTGTACCGATAAATTTACCATATTCAGCAATCATTAATTGGTGTGTTGCTTTAAAATTAAAATACTGTTTGGCTAAGCCTGCTTTTTGACTTGCCTCTGTTTGAAAATAACCAGCTTTCATAATTGCAACAGTTTTTTGTGCTTCTGCTCTGCTCATATTTTCAAAATTTACAACTGTACTTTTTTTACGATTTACTGAAGATTCTAAAGAATCTAAATCTGCTAGCGAAAAAGCTCCAGATTTAAATCTTCCCGCTTTTGCTTTTGAACCTGTATAAAATTTTGAAACATCTTGTTGTGCTATTTTTGACGCTGCTCCTACATCTATTTGAGGAACTTCTGGAGTAATAGCTTTTAATATACTAGAGCCTAGTAATGCGAACGAGCCTGCTAAAGCAACAGTATTTTTTGTTAAACCTTTTGCCATAAACTCTGCTATACCTGTTAAAGAGCTTTTTATTCTATTTAAAAGATCATCAAAAGATTTTGCTAGTTTAGAAAAAGCATTAAGTTCTGTATTAAAATTACCAAATTTTTCTTCCCCTTGTGTTAATACTTCATTTACAACTGCTTGTGATTTTTCAAAAATACTTAATTGATCTTTAGTTTTTCCTATTGTTCTTCCGTATTTTTCTGCGGCTATTTCAAGTCGTAATATAATACCTAATTCATCTAGTAGTTCTGGTTCTGCTTTTGTAACACCTCGAATAAGACGATTAAGAGAATCTGTTAAATCTCGCCCTAAAGCAATTGAAGCATTTTTTGCAAGTACGCCAAGTCTACCAATTTGATCTGTAGTTACACCTGCTGCTCTTGCTATCGCTACTGATTGAGCTGCTTCAGCAAAAGCAAGTTGTTGTCCTGTTGCTTCTTGTAATCTACTAGTTAATAGTTTTAGGGATTCGCCTGTAATTGTAGCATATTCTTGTTGTCCTTGAATAAGTATTCTATAATTTGCAGCATCTTGTAAAAATCTAAAAGCTGCTCCAATGGCAAATATATTAGCAGCAAGAGTAGCATATGCAGGTACAAGACCCCCTGTGATGCCCTGAGCCATCTTTGAAAAGTTTTTGGTTGTATTTGAAGATGCCTGAGCAGCACCTTTTAATCGTCTGTCTGCAGAATGCGCAGAAGTACCTGTTTTATCTAGACTTTTGCCTAGTTTATCCGCCTGCTTTTTTGTAAGTTCAATGTCTTTACCGTCTACATTGATCTTAATTTTTATATCATTTTTTGCCATTAGCCTTGTACGTTGATTCCTGGTTTTGCACCAGCTTTAGCTTTATTTTCTGAAGCTTTTCTTTTTCTTTCTTGTGCTTTATTTATTTTATCTGTATTTCTTGCTTCTATATGTTTTATAAAGTACAGACAAGTTTTTTTATCTTTTACTTTCCAAATATCAAGTAGTGTTCCTATAGAAGAAAAGTCTTTTCCCATATAAGAACCGCTCATACCATCCCAACGATCAGGTAAAAGGTCGTGCAATAAAAAAGCCACCTGAACTTCAAGAGGATAGTCCTCCAGAACCGGTGGCATTTCGTTAAAGTCGGGAGTTTTACCTGTTTGTTCACATATATCTAAGTAAACTTCAAGTTCTATTTGTCCGTCTTTATATTGTTTGTCTAAGAGACCAAGTATTTGTTTTACTTGGCTCTGGTAAAATTTTCTAGATCACCTGTTACTTCAGTAACCCAAGTGTCGAAATCTGCTGCATTCTTCATGAGAGTTTCGGCATTTTCTTGAGAAAATAAAAGTTCATCTTCGGGATCAAGACTACTAATGTCCACCAATAGAAGCTCTTCGAGGTAAGAATATTTTAAGCCTTTCCATCCCTTAATTACAGCTTTTACATACTCTACTAAAAATTTATCTTCATCTAATTGTTCATCAAAAGCTCTTGTTTTACGATTAAACTTTTGTGATAAACAACGATTTCGTAGTTTTAGTAGTTCTTCTCTTGCTAAATAGCAGAGGTCAACTGAAAACCCAGGCATTCCGGGATAGTCAACTGCAACTGTTTTACTTGGAGTTAATAAACTCGCTAATGATATTGATTTGTTTTCTTGTTCTGTCATTCTGTTTCCTGGTTAAAAGAGGGAGGGTCTCCCCTCCCGCTAAAGTTAAGTTACGTCTGGTCCTACAAAGTCAATTGTGTACTCATCTGTAGCATCTACAGAACTTGGTAAGCCGTGGAAATTTACTTCCAAACTTACAATATCATCAATTGAATGTGTTGGCACCTCTAGATGGGCTGTATCTACATTGATAACCATTCTAGGATTATTGGTTGAACCACCAACTGAAAACGCTAAGTCAAACGAGTTGGTAATTTTTGTTGTTGCCTCAATAAGATCTTCGAACAAGTCAGCACTTGATGCACCGCTTGATGGAGTATTTAAGTAGCAAGTAAAGCTACCTGAAATAGATCTTGTTCCTGTAACATGACCAAGAGGCTGGTTAATTAATCCAAGAGTTTCTGGAGTTAAATAAGTCATGTTATTTGAAATAGTAACATTACCACCTGTTAAAGTACTAGTATATACACCATCACTAGAAGCACCTGGGAATGTTGTTGTATCCGCAGCTGTAATAGCAAGGTCTGTTAATCTATTTCTAATGAAGTTGTTTGTATCAGCT